TTACAAGCACTAGGTTTTACTCCTACTAAAGTTTCCAAAGAAAGAGAACTAATAAGATTAGAAAAATTAAATGCTGGAAGTAATTCTTTATTACAAAGTAGATTCAATGCTAGGGTTACTGATGCGTATAAAACAATATACAGTGGTATGGTTAATAAAAGTTTTGCAGAACAAAGAGAAGGGCAAATAAAATTATATAAAATTTTACAAGATTTATTTAAACACAATGCCTCTCAAGATATAAATGGTCAAATAATTATTGACACTAATAGACTATCCCAAGAGGCTTTAAAAGATTTAATAAAAGATTATAGACTACTGACATCTCCTAAAAAAGCAATAGTTAATAATGTAGAAGCTGCTGCAAACTTAAATATTCCTTACTTTAACACAGCCAACTAACCCACTCTTTAGACTTAGAACCTTTCGGCTCATCAACTACTACAGGAACTTGGAATGTCACCCCATATTCTGGGTGTGTAAACCATAGCGCTTGTTGTGGTCTCTCTGATGTAAATCTATTTGAGTAAGCATACTCGTCATATCCTTTAGTAGATCCATTAACAATAGTACCTTTTAAAGATATATACTGGTGGTAGTGCCCTAGTAATACGTAGTCAATAGTCTTGTTTCTATTGTGGTATTCTTGTTTAATCTTCTGCACACCACGGGCTATCGGTCCAAGCATACCCACAATTCCCGTGCCCCCTGCCACACCGAGACGATCTCCATGTGTCAGTAAGTAATTAACACCATAGACTTTGTATACTGTATCAAAGCCTGTAGGTATTTGGAACTGTATGCGCTTGTCATTTTTAAAATGTCTAGCCAATAGGTTATATAGCATCCAGTCGTAGTTAGTTTTCGCGGCTTGTTTGTGGCGATATTGCTTATAAGTTCTGGAGTGATTACCATAGGTACAAGGTACAAATACTTTACCGAAAACTTTAGCAAATCTTTCCAATGCCCATGTCATATTATCTAACAGATCTAGGACATGCTCTATATTAGTGCCATCATTATTCTCTGCTAGCTCGTCATGGATATCGCCAGATATCATATCGCCACCCAAAGCACAGACCAATCCTGGATATTTAGGATTGACCATGTGATTCGTACATAAGTCAATAGTAGTATCTACTACATTCTTAAATCTTTTTAATGCTATCTCTCTATCATATTTATTAATACCATTAACCGCTTGCTCATCTACAACTTCACCCCAGTGAAAGTCAGATAAGAATATAGTAGGTACACCTGGTGCACCTTTCGCTGGTGTATTTTTAGTTAACCATTTTGGCGGCTTGGCTACATGTGTCTCAGCCTTTATAAGACTATCTTTTAATCTTTGATGCGCCAAATTCTCTTTGGCTAAAACTTCTACTTTCTTTTTTAATTCTCTAATCTCTGAATCGTGTTCGTATTGTTGTTCTATTAATGCTGCTTCAGCATCGGGGGGCACCACTGTAGGTTTGATACCTTGTAGTTGTGCTTGTTCTATTCTTTCTAGTAGTGTAGTTCGTGGTATGCCTAGCTCTCTAGAAGCTGCGGCTTTGTTACCTTTATTATTAATTACTGCATTTAATGCATCAATTAATATTATTTTTGCTGTTGTTTTACCCATGATATTCTCCTGTAATTGTGGTATATTACCATTAATTTTACCTATTGTCAAGCAAATTGTGTTGTGATATAATAATCAAATGATCAACACAGATGCAATAGTAATGACAGCCCCTGTTGTTAAAATAGGTGGCGATGCGGTTAAAGTGGAAGAGTCCTCTGAGTCTGAAGAATCTTCCAAGAAATAAAGGAAGGTATAAATGTCCAAATATTATAATCCAAGAATAGGCGCACCAAGTGGAACTAAACCAAGTGCTCCAAAAAAGAAGAAAGCTGTTAAAGCAAAAGGCGGTAGAGGTGGACCTAGTAAAGCTAATATAGCTAAGAGTAATCAAAGTAAAAACAAATCTAAAAACACCAACCCAAGTAAAGCTAAGGGCGGAAGTAAAGCAGATATTGCTAAGAAGAATCAAGAAAAAAATAAATCTACTCAGCAAGGTAAGAATGTTTCTAAACCAAAAGCTCCTCCATTTTTAGAAGGACCAAAGAAAGTAAAAGAAAATAAAGAACCTAAATCTTTTAATGAAGCATTTAAGAAAGCTAGAAAAGAAAAAGGTAAAGATTCTACTTTTACTTACAAAGGTAAATCCTATAGTACAGTAACTATGGATGATGTAAAATCTGCTGGCTTTGATACTTTAAAAGAATATTTAAATAATAAAAAGAAAAAGTAATGCCAGTAACTAGGGCTCAAATGTACCAACAAATAAAGTCTGGTACTAGAAAGAAGCCCCAGAAAAAAAAGTTTTCTACTCCAGGTTCTAGAGCTAGAGCTAAAGCGGATAGAAAAAAGAAAGCTATACTATCACAGATGCGAGGCGAAGGCGGTCCTAAGCAGAAGGTAGTAATGCGAGGATTTGTAAAAGCGTTATATGAAAAGTTCAAAACCAAAAAGTAAATCCACTGTAAATAAAGCAGGTAATTATACAAAACCTGGAATGCGTAAAGCTTTATTTAATAGGATTAAAGCTGGTGGAAAAGGTGGGGCTCCTGGTCAATGGTCAGCACGTAAAGCTCAGATGCTAGCTAAACAATATAAAGCTAAAGGCGGAGGTTATAAAGGATGAAGATAATTAAAAAAATTATTTGCAAATTGTTTCATATAAAACAATGCGAATGTAAAAAACCTAAAACTAAAAAGCAAAGGAGAATGTAATGCCCGCAGGTAAAGGAACATACGGAAGTAGAAAAGGAAGACCACCAGAAAATAGAAGAGGATTCGGTAATTTAGCTCCAGTTAAACCACCTAAGAAAAAGAAAACACCAGAGACAGGTAAAAAAGTAAAACCTAGACAACCTAGCACTCCTAGAACTGGCAATAATAAACCTATGACTCCTGTCAAAAATGGCAACGGTACTAAAGGTAAGTTAACTGCTGCTCAAAAAACTCTTCCAGAGTTTTTAAAGAAAAAGATAAAGGCTGCTAAAAAGAGAGGCTAATGCCTAAGACAAAGAGGCAAAGAAGTCTAACGTCTTGGACTAAGCAGAAATGGAGAACCAAATCTGGCAAGCCCTCGACACAAGGACCTAAAGCTACAGGCGAAAGGTATCTACCTAGCGCCGCTATAAAATCTTTGTCATCTGGCGAATATGCTGCAACCACTGCGGCAAAAAGAAAGGCTAGAGCACAAGGCAAACAACATGCTGCTCAGCCAAAGAATATAAAAAAGAAAACAAAAAGATTTAGGAAGGTATCATAATGTTTAACTTATTAGTAGGACCTCTGACATCTTTATTAGGAGATACAGTCAAAGGGTTTGTCGAGACTAAGAAAGCGAAAGCGGACTTAGCTTTGACAGAAATAAAAGCACAGAAAAGTTTAAAGGAACAACAGATCGCAGGGAAAATTTCGTGGGAAGCTTCTGCTGTAGATCAGATGAAAGGGAGCTGGAAAGACGAGGTAATTTTACTAGCCCTGTTGGTTCCTGCGGTACTAGTATTTATTCCTGGGTGGACACCACACATCAAGGCAGGATTTGAAGCACTACATAGTTTACCAGATTATTATAAACATCTATTATATATTGCTTGTTCTGCAAGCTTTGGTATCAAAGGTGCTAAAGGTGCTATGGGATTAATAACTAAAAAGAAATAATGTATCAAGTAGAAATATTCGTGTATAAGATTATTGATAGGATATGTAAACTATTTGAAAAAGAAAAACCTAAAGATGAACATGAAGTTCACTGGGGTATAGGAGGAAAATAATGTTTGAAGAACTTAAGGAGAGAATAAAAGAACACGAGGGATATAGAGGTATTGTGTATAAGGATTCATTAGGATTCGCCACGATAGGCTATGGTCACCTCGTTACAACGGAGGATAACTATGAAGAAGGTATTGAATATAGTAAAGAACAATTGGAAGCCGTCTTTGAAGATGATTTTGAAAGCGCCTGTCGCTCTGCTGAGTTGGTCGCTGACAATTCTGATATCAATCTTGACGAGCATCCAGAATGTGTTAAAGAAGTTCTTATAGAAATGGTTTTTCAGCTAGGTGTTGGAGGTGTAAGTAAGTTTAAAAAATTCTTAGCAAACTTATCCACTAAAACCTATCACCTAGCAGCAGATGAAATGCTAGATTCGCGTTGGGCAAAACAGACCCCGATGCGTGCAGAAAAACTTTCTTATATAATAAGAGGGCTCGCCCACTAGAATGTCTTTTCTGGTAGCAAACGTACCACCCACAAAAGTATATGTAAAAAAGCAGTATCTCTATGACCTCGAGAGGGGGCACGGAGAATTTGTTGAGGGCTTATGGGTTACCTGTAAGTCCATTGAGGGTCGTGCGTTATACTTTGAAACATACTTACCAGAATATGGTGCCTTGTATGATAAGCTACCTATATCCGCGTTCGTTTCTGAACCCACAGATTTAGATTTACCATTAGAAGAATTAGAATTATGGGATGCGTTTAGCTACCATATGACTGTCATTACTAAAGCTAGTATAGCAGGCTGTAAAGCTAAATACTTAGCACCTTCTAAGCAATGGCATGGTGGTGAATATTTATTTACTATAGATAATTGTCACTCAGATGTGAACACATTGAATAGCGGGTATTCAGAGATACCCGAAGAACACAAGTCATTTAATATATTAGGCTTAGATAATAAACACTTTGCCGCACAACCAAACAATCGTTGCTTATTCTACGATAAATCATTAACCCCATCTAAATTAAAAACACCAGACTTTAAAGTATCTACTGTTGAATACAATGTAGAGACTGAAAGTAAGTGGACTGCGGGTGATGATACTGATTTCTTCTATGGATTAGAAGAACAAAGCTAGGCAGTAAGCCTAGCCCATTCCTCTTAACAATTATTTCTGTACGATTCTGTGAACGTTTGGAAATGATTTGTTTCTATTGTAGAAGCTTAATGCCCATTGCCAGTCTTCTTTGTACTCGGCTCTGCAGTAATCTTCTAATGAGTCTCCGTCTGTTTCTTCTTTGTTAAAAAAGTTTAGACACTTATTAACAAATGAGTTAGTTACGGAGAAAGTTCTTGGGTATGCCATAGTTTCTCCTTTGTTGATATCTCAGCCAAGGCTCTCCAGTAGTCCTTGTCTTTGATTGGGAGTCTATCAAACTTATACCTAGAAGTCAATGATTTATTGCTGAACAACAGATATAACTTTTTTGCAAACCTATCATACTTTGTTGAATGTGGATAGTTGTGTTTGTTTTTCATGTGTCTCCAAAAGAAAAGGGCTAACCCTAAGATCAGCCCTTTGTACGGTTGTGGAAGTGGTTCCCCAAACTGTTTCTAAATATTGCATCTAGAAGAAGTAAGGTTCTTTGTGCCCCCCTGTCTCCGTTGTTAGTGTTATTATATCAAATGATATAAGATTTGTCAAGAGGTAAATGCCTCACTCCAATCTCCTTGAACTGCTCCCTTTGCATACTCAGTCGCTCTTGTTTCAAAGAAGTTTTCGTGTGCCTGCCCATTAACAATATAGTCCACCCACTCAAGTGGATTCTCTTTAACTCCATAATTAGGTTTTAAACCTAGCTGAAGTAATCTTCTGTCTGCCATGTAGTGTATATAGTTCTTAACTTCTTGTGGTGTTAGTCCTTGAACTGGTCCTTGTTCAAATGCCAGGTCAATAAACTTTTCTTCAAGAGTTACCATATCCCTACATATATCGTAGAGTGACTTCTTAAATTTATCATTCCAGATATGTGGCTTCTCATCTAGCACGGTGTGTAAAAGTTTAATCATGTTTTCAACGTGGTGATTCTCATCACGTATTGACCATGCAACTATCTGCCCCATGCCTTTCATCTTACCAAACCTTTGAAAGTTTAATAACATAATGAATGAACCAAACAACTGCAAGCCTTCACCAAATGCAGAGAACACAGCCATATCTCTTATGATCCTTTGTTCTTCCGTGCCCCCTTTGCTTTCCCAGAGATAGTTATGTTTGTCTGCCATCTCGGCATACTCTTGGAATGCTTTGTATTCTCTATCATCCATACCTATAGTATCATTTAATAAAGAATAACTGTGAGCATGGTTAGCCTCCGATGTAGCAATAGCGGATAACATCATGCGCACTTCTGGTTTTTTGAACATGGGTATATACACATCCATATAGGCTTGTGCAATATCTACATCACCTTGCGTAAAGAATGTTAGAATCTGTTTTACTAGATTCTTTTCTGCGTCATTCATTTTCATGTTCCAATCATTTACATCTTCGTGTAATGGAACTTCACTGGGTAACCAGTGCATCTTCTGTTGTTGATCGTAGGCTTCAAATGCCCACGGATATTCAAATGGTTTATAATATTCTCTTCCTTTAAATACTGACATGTCTCCCCTTTCTTATGCCTCGCAAGCTGCGCAAGCAGTTTCGTCTGTGTTAAAGTCTTGTCTTATTGTTCTCTCTATCTTACTAGATAAGTTCTCTACCTTTTTTAAGGCTTGGCTTCTCATGTAGTATAGAGTTTTAACTTTACTTTTCCATGCTCTCAAATGTAAACCATGTAATGTTTTAGTATCTACATCTGGTGGTAAAAATAAATTTAAACTTTGTGATTGACAGATATACTTCTGTCTATCTGCTGCTAAATCTACTAACCATTTTTGATTCATCTCAATAGCTGTTTTAAATACTTCTTTATCAGCATCAGATAAGAAAGATAAATGCTGTACACTACCACCATTGGTGACGATAGACTTCCATACTTCTTTATTATTCCTATCATATCTTATGAGTGTTCTTTCTAAGAACTTATTCTTCATTAAGAATGTGCCACTCAAAGTCTTTTGAGAGAAAGCATTTGCTCTCAATGGTTCTATAGATGGAGAAGTTCCCCCACAGATAACTGATGAAGATGCATTAGGAGCAATGGCGATGACATGAGAATGTCGTAGTCCTGTGCCTTCCATATCTGCGGGTGAACCCCTCTCTGCCCCGAGCTTTTGATTAGCAGCTTGAGCCTCGTTGTGTATATGTTTAAAGATATATTCATTTATAGATTTAGACATAGGACTATCCATAGATATAGCTCTCTTTTGAAAGTAGCTATGTAATCCCATTGTACCTAAACCAATTGCTCTTTCACAACGTGCAGAATTGACAGCTCGCCACATATAGTCTGGAGCTTTCTCAATAAAATGGTCTAACACATTGTCTAACATACGCACTAAATCTTCTATGAATTGTGGATTGTCTTTCCACTCATCAAAGTATTCTAAGTTTGCAGAAGATAAACAACACACTGCTGTTCTATCTTTTGCAGTAGGTAATGTAATCTCTGAACATAAATTAGAATGATTAAATTTTAATCCTAGTTTCTTCTGCGACTCTGGTAAAGATTCATTAACTGTGTCAATGAAACTAATATAAGGTTCGCCTGTAGCAATTCGCGTTTCTAATATTTTAATCCATAAAGTTCTAGCATCTATTGTATTGATAGTTTGTTTGGTATGAGGATCAATCAAATCCCAAGGTGTGCCATCAACAACAGCTTGCATAAATTTATCAGAAACATTTATACCATGATGTAAGTTTAAATTTTTTCTATGTATATCTCCGCCTGTAGGTTTTCTCATCTCTATAAACTCTACTATCTCTGGGTGAGATACATCCATGTAAGAAGCATAGCTTCCTCTTCTTGTCGCACCTTGATGAAAGGCAGTCATCTGTGAATCAACTACGTGCATGAAAGGAATAACTCCTGTAGTTTTATTTCCAATGCTAGTAGCCATGCCTTGTGATCTTACATCACCCCAGTATCCTCCGATACCACCACCCATACTAGACAACCATATATTTTCTGTATAGTGATCAGCTAATCCTTCACGAGAATCATCTACGTAATTTAAGAAACAAGATATAGGTAAGCCACGTGTAGTACCACCATTAGATAATACAGGAGTAGAAAACATAAACCATAACTTACTAGCATAATCATATAATCTTTGCGCATGTGCTTGATCATCTGCAAATGTCTTCGCGGCTCTTGCAAAAGCATCTTGAGGGCTAGCCTCAGTTGGTAGTAAGTATCTATCTTTAAGTATTGTCTTTCCCGACTCGGTTAAGTATTCATCACGTGAGTATTCTATATCTATTTTCATTTGTATCCTTTCATATTGACCTGTAAGAAGCGCGAGTTTTTGATTCTATCATAACTTGATTGGGAACACAAGACCATCTTTGACTTGAATGTACCCAGCCTCCTCCATTGCTTTAACTGTCTGCTCAGATTCACCTGGTGCGAGAGTTCTTCGAAGTAATTCGCGCTTGAAATGTCGAAGACTAACGAAGTTCCTCTCTGTATTTGACATGGTTTCTTTAGTCCAGACAGCCATATCCTGTGCTAGTTTACCCGCTCTAGCCATACCAAAGCCTGCTAATGCTTTCGGCATGCTTTCTTCTACTTCAAACATAAGATCTTTAGTTCTCTGCCATTGATCCCAAGTAATAACTTTATCTTTAGAACTACTTGCAGATACAGCCAAGGCAACTTTAATAAAGTGAGATACTCTACGTTGTGTATACTCTGATAAGTTTGCATCAGTTGGTATTGGTTTCAATCCAGATTCTATGTCTTGATTTATTTTATCAAATGCTCTATCATCAAACCGCATTGGTCCATACATCTTTGCGATCTCTGATAAATCATTTCTTAAATTATGTATGGTAGAATCTTCTACCCTGTCTTGTAATAAAGACTGTGGTATCTTTTCCCCATCATAAAATACAGGAATGATTCTAGATAACAAGCCTTGTGATCTAGCATCCTCTGGTAAATTATCTACGAACTGCTCTGGTGTAGCACATGCGATCCAATTTAAACAAGGACCTTTAATAATGTGCTCACCAGCAGTCTTGGTTTTATGTGAGTATTCTTCTTTACTATCCCACATATCAGTCAAGAACATTTGTAAATATCTTTCGTGCCTTGATAAGAAAGTACCAAGTTCAGATGTTACTAACGTAAGTGACCCATCATAAAACTCATCACCGATTGTAGACAAACGCATGTCAAACCTTGAAGCCTTCGACATATCCACTGCTAATTTTTCTGGAGTTATTCTATCTTGAATAAGATATAAAGGAAACTCTTTTAAACCGTACTCTATTAATCCAGAATTAAAATGATCGTGATCTGGTGTTGTACCTACAGGTGTAGTTAGCTTACGAAATATTTTACTAAATGGTAAAATCAAACTAACTGATTTATTTCTTCCTGGTCCTGCCACTAGCACAACGAATATATTAGAACGTATATCGTAGTTTGCCATTGGCATCCACACTCTTCTGCCTAACGCACCAGATACGGAGGACAAAGCTGCCCATCGTCTGAATAGTTTTGGTATAGGACTTTTATTAGTAGCCTCTACACATGCCTCTATATAGTCTTTATATATTCGCGTCACTGTGCCCCCCTTTCCATGTCTTTAAATTTTTCCATGAGTTTCCAACTTCAACCGAAGAAGGAATAACTAATTGTCTGTCATGCACAACCATTGGATTAGTCATGCAGTTTATAATCTTAGGCATTAGTTCATCTACCTTTTCAGTAGGAACTTGTCCTAATATAGCATCGTGTACCTGCCCTAAAACCTGTACATTATCATCTTTTAACTCATCCCATACTCTATATAAACCTAGGTTTAATAGGTCACCAATAGTGGATTGAGGTACATAAGCAATAGCACCACGCAAGGTAGTAGCATCGTTTAATCTGCCCCAGAACTGTCTCCTTCTACCCAGCGGTGTAGTTAGAGTTCCAGTATTTAACAACTCATTTGCTATAGTGTCGTGCCACTTGCGTATTCCAGGGAATGCGCCAGGAACTTCTAGGTATTTAACCTTATCACCATATACTTTACCATATGCTAGAAGCTCATCGAAACCAGCTCGAGGATCTTTCTGATGCCACCTGTTAACTGATTCTAATGCAACCACACCACCATAATATAGTAGTTGGAACCTTGTAGCATGCGCTACTTTAATCTTTAGATGTCTAGCCAATGATGTAGCAGACAAACCATAGTTAGTACCATGTCCTGCACGTTTACACATATCTCTAAAACTAAACTGTAAGTAATAAGGATTCTCGGCTAGCTGTCTTTCTTGCACAGGATCACCGCTCCAACCCATGTTCTTCCAAACCATTTTAACCACAGTGGTATGCAAGTCACCACTCTCACAAGCATTGATATAGTTTTCATCGCCTGTTAGGTAAGCAACCACACGTGATTCAGCTTGTTCTAAGTCTGCGTAGAACATAGTCATACCTTCATCGGGTATAAATATTTCGCGCAAATCTTTTGTTATGTTTTGAAGATTAGTTCCTGTGCGCCAAGGCGCTTCTGAAGATGACCAACGACCTGTCTCTGTGCCTGCCACATTATAAGAACAACGTATTCTATTATCGTTATCTCTGTCTGTGTCTAGCACGGCAAGTTGTTTGTCGATATCACGCAATGCAAGAATAGCATTACAAAAAGGTTTTGCTCGTGGGTAATTTTCGCGTAAGTATTCTAGCGCCTCACGATCTGTTGATATTTTCTGCTTACCTTTTTTATAGGACATAACTTTAGGTATGCCTAAATGTAAGTAGAATAAGTTTTGTAATTGTTTGGGAGATGCGTGGTTTAGATCTTTACCTGTTGCCGCATTGGAAAACAAATTAAGCATGCGTTCTAATTTCAAACGCGCGGTCTTCAAGGGGGCACGCATATTTTTTACTGCTTCTAAATCTACACGTAAACCTTTTAGCATCATAGCCATAGCAGGCTTGAGGCTATCCAACTCGAAGTTGTATGTGCCTAATGTTTCATCGTCTAATTCTGTTTTGATTTTCTGCCAAATCTCATGGGTTACCGCACAGTCTAACGCGCAATATGTCCATAGAGTTTGCTCAGAATCTAGGTCTATGTTTTGAATGTCTACATTCTTTATAATTTTTGCCATTGCTTTTGTCTCCTGTGTTACTCATAGTCTCGCTCAATAATCATATCTATATAATGTTTTGCTTTTAATAAATCTTCTTTACCTCCTTTTAATTTATGTCTACAAATATATTTGATAGCATTACCTTCTGCAAATAATAATTTATTACCATTAATAAATACTGAAGGTTGTATCTTATACTCTTGGTAGTGATCACCACCTACCTGTGTAGAGTATGGGTCATTTGTAGAGTTCATCTTGTCCACCTATTATTTCAAATATCCTTTCTCTTGTATTCTGTGCATGTAAAAATGCGTAGTGGCATACCACTATAAAATCTTCTGTCTTTCCTCGTAGCCATATCTTGGCACGTTCTTTGTTTGCTATGCTTTCTCTTGACTTATTAGTAGACAAGAAGTCTGACATCGCTTGGTCTATCACCGATCTCCACAATCGTACTTCACTTTCGATAGTTACTAAATCATTTGGTATGTGTAACTCCGAAAAGTATGGAGCACGTTTTGACATTTATTCATCTCTTTTAGTACTCTTTGAAAACTTAGCCATAGTTTTCCAAGCACCCTCGTTTGTATATATCGAACCAAGAAAGCCTAACCCTTTCTGTTGTTCGGGCTGTAGTGCATGTTGAGCATGCATTGTGTCGTGTATCTTACCTTTAACATTTATATTTTGTTTGTATGCTAGCCATGACACATCATACGTTTGGTTTTGTGCAACCTTAGTAATCTTTTCATTCTCTAAAATATCTTTAACCCAAGCCCATGCTTGTTGTTCATGCTTGGTATCTGTCCAATAATTTTGTTTTTCTTTTCTTGTATCTTTAAATGGTACTACTATAGCAACGGAATCAGATGGAGCAAAACCAATGCAAGTAATAAAATCTCCGTCAGTTTCAATGTCAAAGCTAAGTGGGCAAGCTGTATTATTTTCTCGTATATATTGTTGCTCAAATTTTTTAAGGTCTTCCAATGTAGGTTCAATCCATAACTCTCTTTCTTTTATTTTAATATCTGGTGTTTCAGATTCCTGTAATGCTTTCTTTATATCAGCAAGAACAACAGGTCTGAAATCGTAGTTTCTAACTACGGCACTAGGACTAAACGTAGGTAAGACTTTGGTTTCCCCTGTGAGGTTAGATCTAAGAATGGTTCCCCTGTAAGTTCCTATCTTGTCTAGTCCTGTCAGCGCCCATAACGCAAGACTCCCCATAGCAATAATGATATTAGGATTACACGCGTTAAGCTCGTTCTCTAATCGTTTTAATTCACTCTCGTATTCTTCTTTCAAGAAGCCGAAGCCATTCACAGGATACTTCGAGCGCCACTTCTTTTCTTTTATAGATGACTGATAACTCTTCTTATTAAGAAAGAAATGTGCAGGGTTCTCCTGTGCTGGCTTCTGAGCGAGAGCATAAGTGAGCAAACAGTTCTCCACATCCACGTCTAATATCTCACACATCTTGTGAAACATTTTACCTGTACTACCAACCATGATCTGCCCAAGACGTTGCTCATCTGTGCTTGGAAAATCAAACACAAAGGCTATCTTGGGTTGACCACTAGGTACATGTGAGGGTACTGCTTGCCTACTCATGTTAGAGGATTCTTTTTACAGATGCTTGTAAGATATCTTTATTCTTACCAACCATCTCATGTTTAATTAAACCTTTGAAGGTTTTACCAATCGCCATCTCTAGCAATTCACTATATGGTAAGTCATCTACATGACCCATATCAAGTGCAGTTGTTAGGAACGACTTTAATCCTGTCGCAGGATTCTTTACCTTCAAGGCATTGGGAGTTGCCCAGAACTCCATACGTGTAGGCTCAGCGTTGGTAAGTTTATCATCAGTTAAATCTGAATCAATAACTCCAACAGCCTTCACGTTTACTCTGATGAGTGGGGTTTGATTCTCACCCACTTCATCTGCTCTGTATGATGTAACAGAGAACTCATAACTACCCTCTGGTAGCACAACCGATTCGGGTGTGTCTTGAGGTGTCATGTTTAGAAAGTCAGCAACATTCGACATTATTTATCTCCTTTCGTATTGCTCTCTTTGAGTTTTGTCTTTGCATTTTTTTGAATTGAATTAAACAGATTGTTTAAATCCAACTCGATGTTAGGTTCTATTAAAGATGGCGCTGTAACTTTCAGATCCATTCTATGATCTGACATTGTACGTAACGTGCGCTCTGTTCCTTTGCTAGATGATCTAGTATCGATTCTGCAAACACAGTTAAAGTATCTACCAATCTTAGTAGATAACTTAGAACCTACAGATGTGGGGTATGCTTTGGATACACCCATATCACCTTCCATGTACTGCATGTGTGTAGTCACTACAACATTACACTTTACTTCATCGCCAGTAATGTATTGTATAATGTTCTGCACATCACGAGCGGCTGCTCCCCATTCTGGTTGACTTGCTTGTTCAGTAGGTTTCTTGTTATTAAAAACGAGAGCGGCTCGCAAGGCAGCCTCCCCCATTAATGTAAGGGAGTCAATCACTAAGACTGTATCGTCTCCCCATTCTTTCACAGGACCTAAGTCTTCTTCTCCGTCTTTCCAATGAGACAGGAGTCTTGCCCCTCTTCGAAACGAATCGGCTTGTCCTAATGAATCTCTTAACGTAACATATGAGACGTTCTTTACTGCTTCTGCTTTCAGAAACTCTGGCAGTATGTCAAGTCCGTCATCATAATCTAGTATACGTAGCTTCTTACCTGCGTTAGCTAAACTCGCTAGAGCAGATGTCTTACCACTACCACTATCTCCACAGAGAAGTAGCTTGGTAACACTAGTTGATTTATGTTTACTTATGTTTGCCATATGTATGGTCTCCTATTATGTTTGTAATTATAAACTAAAAAAATTATTTGTCAAGAAAATATTTCTTGAGCATCTCAATTTGATCGTCATACATAGCTACAATATTCAATTCCTTCTCGATAGTTTCGAGAACATCAGCATTGGGTTCACCACCAACACCTACTGAATGGCTAAGATAGATTTCTACATTAGCTTTATGTTTTGCTATATGACCTTCAGCATGTTTAAGCATTGCGTCTAGTATTATGTTTCTCATTGTTTGCCTCCTTCTATTACTTCTAGTTTCATAGGTTTAGTTTCTTCTAAGTCGGGATGATACTCTTGTTGGAAGTCATTACCAAAGAATATATTTCTTTGTGACTTAGCATGAGCACAAGCCTCTCTGTATCTGCAACCCCCGTAGTTTCCACACGAAGTAAAATTCGCGGGGTAGTATTGTGAGTTAGCATATACATCTGATATCTCAAGATGATGTAGAGTGTCCGCGTACCACTCATCAACTAGCTCTTTAGATACATTGTATACTTGCCTTGCAAAACGACAGAAGTTAGATCCTGTTTGGACTGCATCAATAATGAATCCGTCAACAGGTAGTTTCAATACTTCACGACATGCCCATATGTATGCGAACACTTGGTTGTTAGGCATGTATCCATTGAAGTAATACTCAGACAAGGAACTCTTTGTAGTTTTTGTATCTACAAGATATAGTCTATCATCTACTGAAACGATCTTGTCTATACGCCCACTAAACCTGTGCCCCTTGTCTCCTATAGGTACTTCAAACCTTTGCTCCAGAGCAGGTGAGCCGTCTGGCATGGTAGCTAGTTTTAAGTTATCATCCCAGAACTCCTCTGCCTTCCATACAACCGCACGAAGTGCTGATTCCAAACCTCTAGCATTATCATCAGCAAGTTTTAAATCCTCACCATAATCTTTTAATACTAAAGCAACTGCTTTGTTAGTAGCAGTTTGTTTGTTAGCACCCTCATGCCTAGCCTTGTCTAGTTCTTCCAGTCCTGCGTGTACGGCAGAGCCAAACCCTGTCGCACTAGCATACTGTGTTGATTTCCAACCTTCTAGTACAGAAAGTTTGTAATATCTAGGACAGGCTAGAAAAGAACTAAGGCTTGAAGTATCCCATATCTTTTGTATCGGCTGACCATTATCATCCCATACAAATTTTCTTATCCTCGGTAGTGTGCTCTCGCTCATTGTTGTCTCCTTATTCTAGTGGTGGAAGTATTACGTTTGGTCTATACTTCACATAGTTTTCAATTAAATCAGATGGTACACATGTCAGTATTAAACCTTCAATGTTATCTAGTTCATCTAGAATATCTTCACGTGCCTTCTGACAATTAGGTACATCTTGATATAGATACTGTGATGCCATGTTAACACATTGCTTATCATCTATAGGACCAAGACATAAATAACCTATTAAAAATACTACTGATTTCATGTCTCTGATACTAGCATATCAAGTATATTCTTTTCAAATTTCTTAGGTGCTTTCTTTACTGCACTCTTCTTAGAAATTCTTTTACCACTTGCTTCTGCTTCCCTTACATTTACTCGTGTGGCTTTTAAATATTCTACAATTTTATTGATAGCCACATCATCATTAGATAGTTCAACAGAATCTTTCTCTAATAATTCTGTCGGTATCTCTATTGTTTCTGCTTCACTCATGTGCCCCCCTAATGTTTAGTCTTAGAATCTTTTTGTTGTTTTAATTTAACAAATATAGAATCCATTGTGTCGCCTGTCTTTTCCTGTACTCTTTGCATTTCATCAATCAGTGGTCCTGCTGATGTAAATGTATGCAGTACATCTGCAAGTAAACCAAACGATCCCATTGTTCCATACTTCAATAAAGAAAGTCGCATACCTATTTCATATAGTGATGATATCATTACATCAATATCATAATTTTTAGATACAGTTATTAATGGTTCTCTTAGTTCTTCTACACAGGCTTCAAAGTCTGCCCTGTATTTATCTTCTCGTGTCATAGTTTCGCTCCTGTTTCTGTGTTAATTACATCTAGTTCTTTTAAGTCATCAAGAATATGAACTACTTCTACACCCTCGTCAACTTCTTTTATTCTTAGTGCGTCATACTTATATGGGTCACCCTCCCCTTTATGCTCTGCCAACTCACGATATGCTTTTATATACTGATATATACGCATACGCAAACTGAAAGGTCGCTCATGTTTTATTAAAAACTTGGGTGCTTCTTCTGTACTAGGGTTATCTATTTCTTTTAGAACCTTTTCTAAAGCGACCGAAATATCTGTCCAACGGTAAAGGTTGCCCTTCGGTTTCGTCATTGTTTATCTCCTGTAAATATTCGTGGTCATTAGGATCAAACATAGGATCGTTTTCAAATTCCTCTACATCAAATACCTCATCAACCAAATCAATAGTCTCGTCTAGTAAGTAGTCTTCGCCCGTTGCGAACTTTCTTTTATTCATGCTTCCTCCTAACCAAAGATTGCATTTAATATTAGTAGTGTAGGTACACCATATACCGACACAAATAGTAGTGCCCCAGTAAGTCTGGAACAAAAGTCATCAAACTTATCTGGATTCATTTATCTTTGTTGTCCACTCCTTGACATTCTCTGTTGTTATTACGCGTTTATTTGATAGAACGGCTGAACTCCCAGCCTTAGCTGGTGTATCTTCTACAATAAACATCTCTGCTATATACTCTTGTCCATCTTCTGTTTGAACTATAGTATTTACTAACTCATATCCTGCGTTCAATTCCATAGCTCTCACGGAGTCGTAAACAAAGTCATCTTTTATTTCATAAAGTTCCCCCTTTACTTTATAGCGACACACCTTTTTATCGAAGTGCCTAAATGTTATTGGATAACTATTTAGAAAATCTTTGATAGTAAAATTACTATCAACAGTTGTCGCTGTTCCTATTCTCTTTTGTTTGTATAGTAGTCCATGCAATCGCTCACCCTTTTTGAGTGTGCCATACACGAACATAAGTCTCTTGTTTGTTTTCATTAGTCTCTCATATTTTCGCGTAGCCAATCCTTTAACTCTGACTTACAGAATAACTCTGCAAGAAAATTACCAAAGGAATTAACTATGTGTTCTTCGTCTTTGTCTTTCATATTGTAT